ACTGCATCTTTGGGCGTATCAGCAACTTCTTCTGGTTTATTTCTCAACGCCGCCACAATGTCGTCTTCCGCAGAAGGAAGCGGAGCGCCGCCCATAACGCCGGAGTCGTACTTGTTGGCGGTTGTGTTTGCCACATACGGATTCTGGTCTTCCGCATAAGGAAGTGTTGATGGTACGCGACTCTTTGTTGCATTTGCAGCATCAAAAGGATGTATTGGTTTTTCACCAACCGCAGGTGCTTCAATTGGTGTAATTGGCGTTGTTTCGGCAGGGGCCGCCGTTTTACGGGCAGCTTCGGCTTGCCTTTCCAGTTCAAGTTTACCTTTTTGTATTGCGGCAATACCTTCGTTTTCCGGTGTAACAGGAAATGTCTGTCTGTCAGTAGGCGTTGGTTCGCCAAATTGTGCTTGTGCGTTTGCACGGGCTGCGGCTTGCTTTGCTCGTGCAGCTTCAACAGCGGGAGAAACAACAGGTTCTGTGATTGTAGAGACGGCAGGCTCTGTCAAAGGCGCTTTTGCGGTTTTAACGCTAGGCACACCAAGTTTACCAATATGAGAAGGATTAAATCCGCCAATAATAGCTGGCCCAAGATTTTTGGCGTCAATGTTCTTAAAATATTCTGCGGGGGAAGTAGCCAAGTTGTACAAATTTGAAGGCACTTGTTTGGCAACATTCAACGCACCGGAAACATTCTTTTGCAGTTCTTCCAACGGGCTATATGGTTCATCATTTTTAGGAGGTAGTAACCCGGCTAAAGGATTTGCTTTTAACTTAGGCGCGGCTTGAACAGGCGGTGCCTGTCTTGTTTGACCGGGAATTTGATCGATGGCGGGATTAGTGGGCGCTGCTGGTGCAGCTTGGGGAGCCATAGCTGTAGCAGTTGGTAAAAAGTTTTTGACTGTTGTAAGGAGTTTTGAACCGTACTTTTCGTCAGTAGCGTAGCCGCCATTTTCTCCCGGACGCAATCCCGCCACAAACTTAGTGGCATCCCCACCAGCGCCAACAGAGTCGGGATATTTTAGTTTAATTAGGTTTACGTAGTCTTTTGCAAACGCTTCAGGCGAATCGTATGTTCTGTATTTGGAGTTAGATTTTTCTGCTTTGTCGTACGCTTGAGTACCTTTGCCAGAAAAATCTTTAATGTTGCCCAAATTATTTGTGCCGGGAATAATACTCTTACCCCAACCTGTCTCTAAACCCCATTGAGAAATAATGATGCCGGGGTCAACGCCCAACTCTTGTCCTGCAAGTACAGCAGCATCATGGTACTTAGTGGCAAACGCTTGTTTAGTATCCGTTTTTGTAAAAATACCGCCAGCGTACCCCGGCACTTCACCGCCATCATCAAACGCAACAATACCGCCGCCTGCCATGTTTTGCATATTGGGTGCAGGGAGCGTACCAATACCTTGATTCTCTGGCATGGTCTGCGCCATGTTTTGCAAGTCTTGGTCAACTACCTTGGGCGCTTGGGCAGCTTGCGGGTTCTGTGCGGCTCGCATTTGCTTACGGGTATTTGATTCTTGGAACGCCATAGGGAAGATGTACGGGTCGTTCTTGTGCATCTGAGCGTACTGAAGCAACTGTTGATCCGGCATCATGCGCAACTGCGCCATAAGCTTGCTGGGGTTTGGTGCTGTGGGGTTTGAGAGTGGGGCAACCATGAGTGTTCCTTATTGCATTCTGGACAATGCCAACTCAGCTAAACCGGCTGGTCGTTTCTTTTCTTTGATCTGACCGCCCTTGGCTTTGCCTGTACCGCCCATACCAGCAATACCGGCAGCGGTAAGTCCTAAACCACCAAGCTGAGACATAGCGTTAGGCTGTGCTTGATAGCCCTGCACAGTGGTGGACTGCATAGGCATACCACGCAACAAATTGCTCATGTTGCTCAACTGCATCATGGGGTATTGCTGTGCCGTAGCGTAGTTCTGAATCTGCTGGTTCAGGATGTTTTGTTGTTCTTGCTGCTGCTGACCACCCATTTGATTTTGCAAGTTGATGTTGCCTACCTGCTGACCGTACTGAGTTTGACCCAACTGTCCCAACGCGCCAGCGCCTTGCAACGCTGTTTGCAGCCCTTGCATACCTAGACCAGCGCCGTATTGACGGGACTGCTCGTACATCTGTTGCGCTTGTTGTTGTCTAGCTTGGTCGGCGTTGAACTGTTGTTGAGCGTTTGTGTAGGCGGTATTTAACCCTTGGGACTGGATAGCCCCTTTCTGCATTGCAAGATTGCGTGCCGCTTCCGCGTCTGTAATAGCTTGGCGTGCGCCACCAAAAGCTCCTGAACCCACGGCTTGCGCATTACGTCCAGTAGAAGCAATATCGGCTTGACGTTGGGCATCTTGCTGCTGCATGTCCACAACGGACTGCATGTAAGGGTTCATGTACTGTTGGGCAGCGTTTTGGTTAAATGTATTAGCGCCAAACTGTCCGGGGCCATATCGGGTATCTAAACCGCGAAGCCCTGCTTCTGCCGCCATGCCTGTAGCTCCCGCTAACTGTGGCGCGGTAGTCATGTTGGATGCTGCATTCCGTGCATTAGTTTGCATGGGCGATGCTCCAGCAAAATACGCGCTGGGGTCATTATTAAAAGGCGTGTAAGGCTTCATGGTGGTTGGCACCATATTGCCGCTGGCATCGGGAGCGTAGTCGTATATTTGTTGCTGTGCCGTACCCAGCATGGTTTCTACGTAGGGGCGTGCGTATTCTGGAACATTCGTGTTGTAGTTAGTGCTTGTTTGTGGTTGACCGCCGCCACCCCCACTGTCGCCGCCACCCATATAGCCGCCCATAGGCAGGAGTTTGCGTTTCATATCTAGAATATTCATATCTTCACCTCTACTATTGCATAGCGTTCTACGAAGCCAAATTTCTTTGCAAACCTTGCCATAGCGGGTCGCACAGCGCCTTGGATTTTGGTAGCTCCAAAACCTTTTAGGACGGTTTTAAGCTTCTCCATCATGTCGTCACTGGTAATCAAGTTACCCCCCATTGTGGTGACAAACGCCACGCGGTCATTTGGGTAGTTTGAAAAAGACACGGTAGCTGCTCCTTGGACTTGGTTGTTTTCGTCCACTGCTACCAAAAGCGTCCACAAGTTTTTTGCCAAATAAACTTTTATCTGGTCGGTGTTGTAGTCCCCGCCCCCAAACTTTTCAGCCGAAGCTATATGCGCTTCAACAAACGGCCAAGTCTGAGCTACATACTCAACGGGGACGTGCTGAATAATCATACGGGCATGTACTTGTCTGCTTTGATCTGCTTGCCTTGCGCCTTGTTACCAGTGCGAGCTTGGCGAACTCTGTCCATCATCTTGTACAACTGTTTAGCGCCTGCTTCGGATGAGCCATTACCAAGGTGGGAAACCACATCGGCAGGAATTACAAACTCTTCGTTGGCCAAACGTGCGGGTTGCTTACCAGCAATTGAAGCGGGAATGTTGTCCGACATACCATCGCCGGGGCCTTTGAGCATACGACCACCATCCGAGTAACCGCCTAAATCAGAAAGCCCACCTTGAGCATAACGTGGCTGGTAGGGGGTTGGTTGTGCAACTTGCAACGGAGTGTAGCGAGCAGGGTCATACTGAAATTTACTCAACGGGCCACTGTAAGGTTCAACTCCACCAAGCGGTTTTTTCTTTTTGAGCATTCCCATAATGGTAGGCGCAGCAAGACTGGCAACACCGCCGTACAACATCTTGTCTTTCATAGGCATAGCCTTAAAGCCTTCATACGCACTTTTAAACATATCCCCTAACCCACTAGGACTGCCGGGTGCCGCTGGGTACTGCGCCGCAGTTCTTGCTAGTGCATCGTTCTCAACTTGCAGTTGTTGCAGTTTTTCGGGAGTAAGTTCTGGTACTGTAGTTTCTGCAACAGGTTGCACTAAATTAGGATTTAGCATTTCAGGCGTGACATTACCCATACCAGATACAGCATCTGCCACCTGCACACCGGGGCTTGCGGTGGGTATACCGTTTGTAACCTGCGCCAACTGTTCGGGAGACATGCCGGGCGTCACCGCACTTTGAAGCTGTGCAAGTGCTTCTGGGTTAGCGGTAACTAACTGTTCTGCCATAGTGGGAACGGTACTTTGCGCCAAAGCCCCAAGCCCTCCGTTTGCCGCAGCCCCTTCAAGCCCTGTTCCAAACAACCCACTGATGCCACTAAGTCCTGTTGCGCCTGCACCCGCAGTAGCGGATAAAACTTCAGGAGCCATGACTTCTGTGGCAAGCGCGGTTGTGCCTAGTTCGGCAGCGGCGGCTTCGGCAACGATAGGTTCAAATCCAGACATAATTACCTCGTATATAGGGGTTAGTTGATATTATCATGTTGGGCATATTTGGACAACTACACTTTGATCTTCAAAACATTGGATGCCGTGGTGTCATAATAGATGTCACCCTTACGAAGATAGGCAAGATCTGTTTGAGTCGGCAAGCTGACTTTTGATGCGCCGGGAGTGGCAGGGTCGGGTTGAGCGCAAGTCAAAGCCGAAACCACAGGAACTGTGGTTGACCCAATATTTTGAGAAGCAAAAACGGCGGGGGCTGCATTGTCTAATTGGTTGAAGTATAGGCGCAGCACATTAATAAGTTGCTCCATATACTGCCGGTCATATTCATCAGGGGCTGCTGGTAAGCGCGGCTGGACTGTGCTTTTTAACCCCATGCTTATCTCCTACCGTCAGGTCTGATATCAATACGCGGAACACCCAACTGCCACTGAACACCAAGTCCTTCGGTTGTAGAGCCTTGTGTTCCAGAACTTACTTGGAACGCCATCTGGCGACCACGAATCCGCACATACACCTGTTGGGTAAATTGTTGAACAGCATATGTTTTTTGGCCTTGGTAGTTCTGTGCGCTCACCACTGACGGGTCATTTGATGAACCGTAGTTAGCGCCGGGGTTGGCTCGGGGGAGTACTGTAAACATGGCAGTCGGCGCATTTACGTTTGAGCCGTCAAAAGTCAAGTCAGGAATCAAGCGCCATACAAACCCGTAGTTATGCCCATCTCCAATGTCAAAATCAGATGAAGTTACTTGAGAAATAATAGGTGTTGCTGGGTTTACTGTGCCATCATCTGTACCAGACTCGTGATAGACAAGCAGGGTATTTGTGCTCCCCCCAGCTACGCCGTAAGTTGCCGCCATAGGATATGCGCGTAACGCACTGTCAAGCCACGCCGTGCGGCCTTGATACGCAGTGCCTGTGTAGTTGCTCCAGTCGCCGTAATACCACACGTTGTCTATGTGGTTATAGATTACATAACGATCAACCACATTAGAGCCAGCAGAACAGTACTGCCACCACACTTCGTTATAACCCTCGTTAGTACCAGCCATAAATTGGTATGACTGCTCAAGGTTAATATCTGTATATACATACTCGCGCAAGGTAGACGGCAGCGTTTGAACGCGACCAGAATACATGTAGAACTTGTCTGTGCCCATCCAATACGTAATGTTGTTAGCGGTTGCTATCGCATTTGGCCCAGCAATAGATATATTGTCGCCAAGTAATTGAAAGCCCCACACATAGGGTGGGCCAAGGTACTGCATGGAATAAATAGCAGAGTCGGTCAACACCAAAATCTCTTGGCGAGTCTGTATAGCGGTAATGATTTGTGAGCCGTGGCTCAACGTGTAGTTACCTGCTTGGTTTGTAATAGCTGGCCCCCAAACATCTGGGCGCTCTTGGTCAGACCAGCAAATAAACATCGGGTTTTGAATTAACTTTAGCACTGCGTCCGTCAAGGTAGCGTTGTTTGTGCCAAACGCAATGATGAACCGAGAAGCATCAGATATGGTGACAAAGTTAGCGACTGACGGGCAGTATGCGTCAACACTTAAAGTGCCATTTTTGGTCACAACAGACGCACTAGGGCCAAGAAGTTGACCGCGACCAAACGTACTTGCCGATGCAGAGTTTGCCCAGTAATACAGCGCACCGCCACGGGGGTTGAACACTAAGTCTTCGCCAAAGTTTGACTGGCTCCATGTACGAAGCTGTTGACCAACGCCCTGACCAGCAGGAGCAGAAGCACCCCAACCAGTAAATGTTGTGGATTGCACAACGGCTGCGCCATTGGCATGGGTAGTAGCCGCGCCTGAGCCTGTACCGCTAGTCCCACGAGTACAGCCTGTAAATGTTGTTCCTGTTGTGCCGGTATAAGTAATTGTCTCGGAATCAATCAGCAATGTGCCAGTCGGCGTAGAAAACCCAGTTGTTGAAGTTACCGTTACCGTCGTATTGGAACTTGATAACGTGCCGCCGGACACCGCCGTGGTAGCCGTACCCGGAATAATGCCGCCCCAAGTACCAGCGCCCCAGCCCACGTTTTGGGTGTAGATTGGATTGCCCGTGGTTATTTGATACGCGCCAACAACTGATGCTCCACCATTGCCCGAGTCCCCTGCGGTAGCTGCAACTGAAGAGGTGATGGTGTATTGATTGGTACTTACATAGGTGATCTGGAACTCGGCGTTAAGTATCGTAGCTGTAATGTTTCCACCAAGAGATACCGCGCCGCTGAAAGTTACAAAGTCGCCAGTTTGCGCACCGTGCCCCGCATCGCTGACTGTAATAGTGAAAGAACCTGTAGACGCAGCAAAGGTTACCTCTCCTGCTGTTGTGGTAGTGCGCAACGGGGTTATATCGTAGTAATAGCCGTTTACACCGTTTTCAATATAGTATTTGAGATTTGTACCAAGCGAGACAAGGTTGTAACCTGATAAGTTAATCCAGTTCCATAAAGCGCGGCAGACCCCCCAAAGCGTGCCTGTGGTTGGTTTTAGCGCGGAGAGATTTGTTCCGGTATCTTTATTCCAACCGCCAATTTTTTCCGGCTGGCCTGAGCGAAAACGAATCTTATTTGAAGCGTAATACCCGCCCTCGTTAGCGTATGAAGTGCTTTCCCTGTTTGTACCGGCACGGAGGGCGAGTTTTTGGATGGGCATAATTAACCTACGTTGCGCTCAAAGTGAGGGCAGTCCACAAGATTGGAAAAGTTTCCACCCCAACGGTTTTTAGGATGCAAGGACTCCCAGTACGCACCGATTGGGGCGATGATTTCCTTGCTCCAAATAATCTTTCCATCCTTGAAGAAGTTCAAGTCTATGGCGCAGCGCTTTAGATGGATGGAATTCATAGTCTTGGAACGCCCCGTCTTAAAATAAATGGCTTGCTGTTCGGGCGTACGGGCAAGTTCACCGCCGGTCACCACGAATCCTTGGTCTGTAGCGTACTGGATTAGCTTGCACATGTCCAGTAAAAATGCGGCTTGTTCAGTGTTAAGGCTCATTTCTTCCTCATTTCTGCAAGTTTTTCAACAGTTCTACCGCCAAAGTATGCGCCCATAATTAGCATCCCCCAGTTACCCAGCAAAGTGACGTAGGACTCATTGGCGTTTAAGCCATATGCGCTCATCATGGCAAACAGGAAGTAGCCCAAAAAGATAGCAATCAACGACATAGGGCGGATGTTTTTGGATAGCCAACTGTCGCTATTCATGTCTGCCTGCCAGCGGTCTGTGATGTTGTCGGCATCATTCTGTGCAGCTTTTGCCAGCAAGTCCAACTCAGCCAATTCCATCTTGGCTTTTTCGATGCCCAATTCAAGGAGCTTTTCCTCATGGTCAAACTGAAGCTGGCGCAGCTTGGATACATCTTCTGCGGTTGGGTTGTCGGGGATCTTCACGCCGAGCGTATTCTCAACAACTTCCTTGCCCTTGGCTTGTATGGCGCTTGATAGCAGTGTCAGCCCATTTTGAGCTAGGCTACCGAGGAGGGATGCGACTATTGGAATCATCTCGTTTTTCCTTTTCAAATTCTCTACGTACTTTTTCCATTTTCTCAATCTGCTGCTTGGCCTCATGTTTGGTTTGCAGCACATCTACATACAACATACCCAAAATGGGTAGCAACATAACTACAAGCACACAAGCAGCAATCCAACCCATTATATTTTCCCAATCCTGTTTAAGAGGCCGAGGAGCAACCACATATATAGGAGGAATAGGAAAGTCGCTAACAGGTAGGCTTGCTTTTCTCTTAAAAGGCGCTCCCTTTCCTTGCGTTGCCATGAGTCGTCATCCCGTTTCTTCCTTGCTTTATCTTGCTCTGCCTTAATGGTATCCCGCATATCAAACACTTTGGAATACAAAGCCCCCATCTCTTTAGGAGCGCCGTACACCATTGCTTCCCTAATCTCCACCTCCAACGCTGCCATCTGGTCTTGAGCCATTACCCGCTTCAGGGCGGCTTCCATCAGGTTAGCGTCGGGGTCATAAACCGTCTTGCTCTTCTCTTCCTCTTCCCTTATGTGGTCGGCAAGCTGTTCTTGCAACTTGAAAAAAGCCGAAAGTTGAGTAACGATGTCTGCCATGACTTGGGTTTCGTCAACGGCAACGTAGGCTTCCTTCTTTTTCGCCACAGGCTTGGGGCTTGAGGTGGGCGCTGACCCGAAGAGCTTTGCCCAGAATCCTCTGACTGCTTTGGCATCTGTAACAACTTCATCAACAGTCTTCTTGATCTCCATGAAAGACGTTTTAGCGTCTTTGTACAGCTTGCACCCTTCCTTGATGGCGGCGACACACGCATTTGCAGCAAAGAGTATGGAGATCGGATCAATTTCATTTCACCGTTCAAGAGACTGAACCCAAACGAGTTCCAAATGCAATCCATGAAATATAGGAATTACCGGTAACAGCAGCACCAGCAGCACCAGCAGCGCCAACGGCTGTAAGTGTGTAGCCAATAGGGTCAGGATTGTTTCCAAGCTGGCCTGCTGATCCCGCACTGCCCCAGCTTCCTGAGCCGTTTCCGCCGTATCCACCAGCATAACCAGCATTTGGTGCAGCAGCACCAATACCGCCTGTACCACCTGCGGAAGATGTACCACTTGTACCGGGCTGAGATGTTCTAGAGTATTGGTAGAAGTAGCTACCTTCAGCGCCACCAGAAGAATCAGTAATTCCTGACCGACCGCCACCACCACCGCCTCCACCCCAGCCTACTGACTGACCATTTTCAACAATTGCCCCGCCGCCGCCACCACCGCCTCCACCGCCACCAATAGTGCCAATGTTGTTTATATATACCGCAGTTGATACGCTTAAAGCCAAACCGCCTGCGCCTCCGGGCGAGCCTGATCCACTAAGATATCTTGACGCTCCAGCGCCACCAGCACCCCCCATACCAATGATGTAACCGCTATTTATAAGCTGAACTCCATTTGGAAAGGAGCCTGTAATGGTAAGTGCAGGGGTGCTTGTGCTGGTCGAATATACGTAAACACCAGCATTTATTGTTGCTACCGGCTGCGCTTTACCATCCCACCCAGCCGATAAAGCCAACGTGCGCAGATCAGCATTTGTTTGGTTGGAACTGATTGTGAATTTAAACAAACTCACCCCGCCCGCCCCATACGCTCTGGCAGATGCTGCGCCTGTAGTAGATAGAATTGGCATGATTAGGCGTACTTGGTTTGTGAGGCCAAAACTGTAAAGGTGGCACTTGCCGTCTTCACAACCGCAAAAGTGTAAACATCAATACTACTTGCATTTCCGCTTACCGGCGCATTTCCTGTTTGCCACTTGGGGGTAACAGAATTTCCATCAATCTGATAGGCCGTTGGGTAGTAAGCCGTACCTCCATTAGTCACCAATAAAGCCAGTGTTACCGATTGTCCTGTGGACAAAATACTATTTAAAGTTGTTGATCCATCTCCACGGATATTGAATGTGAAGTTGGCTGACGCATTGCTTGTGTAGAACTGAACAGCTTGGGTGGTTACATCGAAGTTAGTTGTGCTGGATGGCGCAGATGCCGTGATGGTTGCCGTTTCAAACAATGCCTTGATATTGCCGTAAGTAGAGATTGTAGGGATTGACAGTGTTCCCGTGTTTATTGTGGGAGTGGTTAGCGTTGCACTTGTAGACAACACATTGTTACCAGAACCCGTGGATGTTGTAACTCCTGTACCGCCGTTGGCAACAGGCAGTGTGCCGGTGATGTCGCCTGTGCTGAGGTCAATCTGATCCCAAGAGGTATTTGTGCCATCTGATTTAAGGTACTTACCGCTGGCGCTTGTCTGGACTGGAGCCA